CAGCCGGTACCCCGCCGGGGTACCGAACAGGCCGCCAGCGGCGAGCTCTACGACACCGCCCATAGCACGGCGTGCCGGGCTGCCATCAGGGAGAAGCGCGGGACGGCCCCCACCTACATACACGGTTTCCACTGAAATCGTGTGGCGAGATGTGGTGTTTTGCCCGCTCAGGCCATGGATCCGCTTGATGACTTCTGGCACGTTGTCGTTGATTTTGACTTCACCGGTGCGTTTATCCTTGACCAGGATACCCAGATCGAGCATGCGGGTTTTCACGTCAGGGTCGTTGGAGTCGATAACGACTTTACCGCCGGGAAGGGTTTTCGTTTTCAACCCTAGAGCATCCAGCTTTTCAATAGTGCCGGGCACCTCGGCATTATCAATGTGAATATAACCATCGAGGCTGGAGAGCTTGACCCCCATCTGATCCAGCAGAGAAATGATGGAGAAAGCGTCGGGGAAATCAATAGTCACCTGCCCCTCGAAGGGCTCGGAAACCTTCGCCCCCATGGCCTCCAGCTTTTGTTTGGTCTCATCGGTGATCGCATCCGATTCAACTTTGATAGTTTTGTCATCGGGGATGGATTTGATCTTGTCGCCCAGGATCGAGTAGATCTGAGCCGCTGCATCAGCCTCCTTAGCTGCGTTTGTCATGGCAGCTGCTTCGGCTTCATGCTGCCTGGTTGCCTCAGCCAGATCGTTGTTGGCGCCCCGGGTGGATTCAGCCAGCTTTAACGTCGCCTGGTCGGCATCAGTCAGCCCCTCTTTCCATTTCGCAAAGGACTCGGCGGCGTTCTCCTTGGCGGTGGTGCTGCCGCCATTGAGATCAGCGAGGGCGGTTGCCACACCCAAGGCGGCGTCTTTGTTGCCGTTGAGGGCGGCTTCTAGATCGTCGGCGGAGATTTTGGCTTGCTGCAGCTGGGGGTGGGCGTGCATGAACGCGGTGACAATGGATTCGGCTTTGCCTTGGATGGCTTCCAGGCCGGAGGCCTGCCCCATCATCGCATCCACCACGGTGCTGGATGCGATACCTGCCTTGCTGGCCAGGTCTATCAGGCCTTCGCTGGAGGCGCGCTGTACCATCACCGACCTGGTGGCTGCCTCTTCGATGCCGTTCAGGGAGTTCTTGAGGTCATCAACGTTGTTCTTGTGCTGCTGTTCAGCTTTAGCTGCCTTTTCGTTTTCGCTGGCGAAAATTGTAAGGGCTGCTGCGGCGCCGGTGAGCGCCAGGCCCCAAGGCCCGCCGAGGGCGCCTAGTAGGCCTTCGGCGCCGGATTTCAGCAGGGAGAAACCGCCACGGGCCACACCAACTGCTGCGTCACCGATCGAGCCCAGGGCAGCGCGTGCGGTGTGGGCTGCCTCGGTGTGCTTTTCCGCAAATGTTTTCAGGGCTGGGGAGCCCTGCTGGACCGCGGCCTCGGCCTTGAGCACGGCGGCGGCCAAGCCGCTTTGTTCACCGGTCAGGTAGTGTGTGGTTGCCCCGACCCTGTCCATTTCCACGCCAGCATCCTTGTAGAATTTTTGGATGCTGGAGATTTGTCCCCGCATTTCAGACAGGCTAGACACGTGCCCCCGCATCTCGGACAGCTTGGACGTGTACTGGCCCACGGTGGTGGTGATACCGCCAACGATACCTGGCACGGTGCGGAATGCTGTCCAGCCTGCCATGGCGGCCGCCAGCAGCCCTGGGTGGGCTTTCAGCAGGTCAGCGACAGACTGGAGGGACGGGGCTAGGGCAACGAGCACGCCAGATGCTGCATGCAAAGTACCGAGGAAAATATTCCAGGTGCTGACGCCGAGGGCTGCGGATGCCTGCCCCAGAGCAGTAGCCACGGTGGATACCACGGGCGCCAAGGCTTTACCTGCATCGAGCGCATCGGTGAAGGCCGCCTGGACGCCGGTAAGCATGCCTTTGCCCTGATCGGACTGCATAAAATTCGCCACAGCGCTCTTGGCGTCTTTGAGCCCTGGCACTAGGCGCTGCTGAAGGAAAGTATCAATGTCGGCCGCAACTGGTTTGATTTTGGTTTCCAGCCCGTCGATGGCGCGGGTGGCGACCACCAGGCCGTCCTTCGCCAGGCCGAAGAATGGTTTCAACGCGGTAGCGCCCAACCGGCCCAGGGCTGCCTGGGCATTGGCGGCGGCGCCTGTGAAGGATTCGCCCATTTTCAGGGCGGACCCGCCCATGCCTGCACGCATGGCTTTTTCGAAGGTTTCGAAGTCGATCTTGCCTTTGGAAACCATATCCGAGATTTCGGCGGAGGTTTTTCCGGTTTCCTTGGCGAGCAGCTGGAGCACAGGAATGCCAGAAGCCATGAGCTGCAACATGTCATCGCCCTGAAGCTTGCCGCGGGCGGCAATCGAACCGAAAATAACGCCAACGTCCTGCATGCTCCGGCCGGCAATAGCAGCGGTGTCACCCACGGTTTTCAGGGTGGTTTCCAACTGCTGGCCGGGTTTAATGCCTGCGGCGACCAGGCCTGCGGCGGTGGATGCTGCCTCCCCCAGACCAAAAGCGGTACCCTTCACCGAGGAAAGCGCATCGTTCATAACCCCGGCAACGGTCTTGGTGTCGTTGCCTAGGCCGAGGAGTTTCTGCTGGGCGTTTTCGATAGCGGTGAGCCTGCCCATGCCTTTGGCCATGGCGGTGCCGATAAGCCCACCTGCCGCCACACCGGTGGCCAGCGCCCCAGCTTTCAGTGTCTTGCCCACGCCAGCGGCGAGCTTGCTTCCCCACGAGCCGCCACGGCGCTCAGCTTCACTCTCCACGCCCCCCAGCGCTTTGGCGATGGTGGGACTGATTTTGCTCACCTCGGGGATGATCGAGATGTAGCCGGTACCGAGCTCTGCGCCCATGAGAAATCCCCTCCTTTCGGATTTAGATGTGGTGCTTTTCCCTGACCTTTTGCCTGATCTCCGCGGCGGTCAGCTCCCGCCTATGCGGCAGGCTCACCTGCTGGTGGGAGGCCTCGATACCCTCGATGGTTTGTTGAATAAGACCCCCAACACCATTTGTGTTTTTCCCGGCGCGGGCCAGCGCCAGGATGTACTGCTGGTCGAAAAGCGCACCCAATATTTGGTTGGTGGGTGTCACCCAGGCTGCAGCTTCGGCGGCTGCGGGATTGAGGTAGGTGTGGAGGTGGGATGTGGCTGGTAGGTGTTTGAGGAATGCCCGGAGGTCACTCCACCGGTAGGTGCGCCCTACGTTGCTGAGTGAGTACCCAATGTGGAGGAGATCTACTCGGAGGGCATCGGTGAGCTGGGGGTCTCCCCCGAAGGCGTACCGGTGGAGAGCAAGGATTCCCCCAGTGGGATACCTGATTCCTGCCCCCAGATGCGGTCGATTTCCACCAGTTGGCGTTGCACTAGTTTGTTGATGGCGTCCTTCTTCACCTGGGTGTTGTTGAAGTGGAGCAGAAAGAGCCGCATGATTTCAAAAGAGCCCTCGCCGATGTTTTGTTTTTCGGCTTCGTTTTGGACGGCGGTGACGTCTGTCGAGTGCAAACAGTCAACTGGGGGGATGGTGATGGTGACTTTTTTGTCTTTGCCTGCAGGGATGTTGAATTCAATGTTATCGAATCCAGAGATGTCGAATGCCATGATGGCTCCTTAGGTGTGGTTAATAGATAGAGGAGTTGAGAGCCGCGGGCGGTAACGGGGTTTTGCCCGCGGCCTCTTTTTTCGGTGTGGTTAGCGCCAGTGTTTCAGCACCTGCCAGTGGGCAGTGGTGAGTTTTGATGCTGGCGTGACTTGCAGCCACGGTTGGGTGCGTAGTGAGGTGATAGCCGTGTCTAGGTCGGTTGCGGGGATGGTGGTGCCGCCTGCGCCCCACAGGCCGATGGAGGGGCGGATCTTGCCCGGCCATTGTGCGGTGAGTGCTTCCACCAGGGGCGCGGCTTTTCCAGCCTGCCCAGCGTCGAAGTAGACCCAGGGCTGCAGCAGATCGGCGTGTCGCAGTAGTTTGGCGTAGTCGTGTCCGCTGTCGGGCCGGCCAGCAACCGGGTTGGCCCAGTTGACTCGCACGTCGAAAACCAGTTGGGTGGTGCCGATGGCGCGTTTGATGCGGCCTGCGACTTCGGCCATTTTATCGCCGAACCACGCCAGCTCTTTAGGGCCCTCGTGGGGGGTGCCGTCGCCGCTGCGGGTCCAATCCGCCTCGCCGGTGTCTTGCTTGAACAGCTCTAAGTCTTTATCCGAAAATGACCCGGAGTCCCAGTGGATTTCGGTGAGGATGATGCCGTTGATGCGGTTTCCGTAGCGGGCCGCGAGGTGCCGTGCGGCTGCCTCTAGCATGTCACCGATGTGTCCTTTGGTGAGGGCGTAGGCGCTGCCCAGGTCGTTTCGGATGGTGCCGTCTCTGGATACTGCCCGGAGGTCTTGGTATTCGGGTTTCGCCAGGGTGGTGGTGGCCATGGCATCCAGGGTGAGGTAGATGCCTGTGATACCAGCTGCGCGGGCGGTGTTGATGATCCCTGCGATGGGGTCGCCTTCGGCTGTTGATAGGGATGATGTGAGCCCACTGTCTGAGGGCACTTCGGGGGAGAGCAGCCATTCGGGGCGGCCTACCGCTAGGTCGATGGTGGTGCCGCCTGCGTCTACTACTTTTTGGAGGGTTTCTTCCCAGTTGTAGGTTTTCGATGAGGTGTCTTCCCACCCGAATGATACGGCTCGTAGGCGGGTGTCCGGTTTCGGGGGCGGCGGTACAGCCCCGCCGCCGTTGTTGTTCCCTCCGCCGCCCGGAGTTACCGGGGAGGGGTTTAGGGGTTTACGGTGATGGTGGTGCCCGCGCCACCGGTGAGTTTGGTGCCGTCGGCGGTGAGGGCCCCGGTAACATCTTTGATGGTGTAGGGCCCGCCAGCATTACCGGTGACGGTGGCGGTGGTAGCGCCTGTGAGTTTGCGTAGCTCGGCCTGCACGGTGTCGGCGGTGGCGTTAAACGCCAGTTCGGCGGTGGCGTGACCGTCGACGGAAAGGGTGAAGGTGCCGCCTGTAACACCAGTGGGGAGGGTCACGGTCTTGTCTTGGGCATCAGGGTCTGGGGTGTTGGGGTCGACCATGCCGTCGTCCCGGAGTTCGAATACGTTGGCGTATTTGTATTCCTGGGGGCCCTTGAAAGCAGTGATCGTGACGTTGTATTTCGTGGATGCGGAGTGGGTCTCTGCGGTTTTTTCCACGGTGCTGATCCGGCCGTTAGGTACAACCAACGTCTTGGCTTTCTCGCCGGAGACGGCTTTGACGATGTGACTTTTTAGCGGCAGGCGTTCAGCGGTGTGATAGATGGTGCGCTGCCGGCCGTGCTTGTCGGTGGCTGCTTTTTCGATGACGTTTGCGTCGCCGAAGCAGGACTTCAACACGTGTTCGTTGTCGTCTTCTAGCAGGGTGATGGTGACGGTTTCGGTATACGAAGTTTGTAAGTCAACCCAGTCATCCCCGCCGAACATTTTTTCGGTACTGGTTTCGCGGGTGGGGGTGTTATTGAAGCCGTCTTCGCCCACAGCGCCGTGATCGACGAATGCTGGATTAAGGGGTTCGGTGGCGGTTTTCGGCAGCGGGGTGCCGACCGGGGCGTTGAAGTAGACGCCGCCGTCAATGGGTGGGGTGGCCACGAAGGCGTTTTGGATGTTGATAGCCATGATGGTTCTCCTAAATCAGGAAAGTTGGAAAGACAGTTGCGGCAGGATGGTGTCCCCTGCTGCCGCACCAGGGGCAGGATACTAGTGGGCTAAAAGCCGCACGCCACCGCCGAACTGGAAGCGGTAGAGCTTCGGGTCGGGGTCGTCGTACCTGGTGAGGGTGTCTATGGTGGTGGATTGGATTTTGGCGGACCGCATCCGCACCCACGCTTCGTAGGCCTTTTCGGCCAGGGCTTCAGCGTCCAGCTCGGTGTGGGCATAGCACTCCACTAAAAACCTGGGGTTGCGGAGTGCCCAATCCTCCATGCCACCGCCGATGCGGGAAACAATGATGAAGGCCTGCGGTTTCGGGGTGCCTGGCATGCGGCTGGATACCGGCACCCCTACCCGGCGCGCCAGCTCAGCGATCACTGTGGCGGTGGTGGTCACATGGGCCTCCTTCCAGGGGGCTGGTTAGCCTAGGGCTCGGGCGAGGATGTTGTCCCTGGCTTCTCGGCGTTTGGCCGACCAAGTATCGGCATAGATGATGCAACGGTGGCGGGTTTTGCCCATCTTGTAGGAGGAGACAAACCCGTCGCCTGCGGCAGCTGCGACTCGTTCGGCGTGGTCGACTACGATCCCTTGGGTCATAGGATCTTTAAGCAGTGCTTTCAGCGCGGCCTTGTTCGGCACGTACTTTGCCATAGCCTGCTCACTTGCGCCGAGCACGGTCTTGTTCGGCGCGTACTTCGCTGTAATCCACCCACCTGCACCTGGCCCATCCGGTGGGCGAATATGCTGCTCGTACTTGCCGCATACCCTCATCAGCGAAACAAATGAGGGACCCGCCGTCGAAGGATAGACTTACGCATTCGACATAATCAGATCGGTCCGCCTCAGCACCAAGGGTTACTTCTAGCCATTGCTTACTCGATTCCAGCAAGATTAATCACCTCCAATGCTGGGGCCCAACCGAAGGGGCCGTGTTCATAGTTTTCGGGTTCGCCCACAACCTCTAGGCGTTCACCGCCTGGGGTGAGGACGACAATGTCGGTTTCGATAAAATCGCCAGGATGGGCGTACATTTTTATGGCGACTGTGCGGCGGGCGTGGCCCGCTAGTTCGGGTTCTGCGGTGGTGGGTTTCGCCCAGCCCACCACATGGATGATGGTGCCCTGGAGCCCGTAGGTGGGGTTGCCGAGCTCATCGGTGCCGGTTTTGAAGCGGCGGAGCCGGGTTACCGGGTATTGCTTGATTGTTGGCAGGCCTGGCATCGCGCCCTCTTTTCTTTAGTCCATGGTAATGGAGTAGATGCCGCGGCGGCGCCTACGGAAGGGAGCCAGCATGGTTTTATCCGATGCGGTGAGCCAGGGGGCGCCGCCGCTACCACCATGGGTGAAATTAGCGCTTTGGCTAAACGGGCCCGCGGTGACTTGCATAGATTCCTGGAAGGCGGTTTCCTTGGGGGCCTCAATGACCCTGGCTACCATGCGGGATACCACGATTTTGATGGTTTCCGGCACTGGTTCGGGCACTGGTTTTTGCAGGTAGCCCTCAACCAGCGCGGATGCCTCCTCTAATAGCCCTAGGGCTTGGTCTTCGTCGAAATCCACGTGGGGGATACGGGCTTTAACATCATCAAGACTTGCGAGCACGACTACTGCTCCGGCGGTTCGTCTTCGGGCTGGTGGGGGGTTTGTCCTCCCCACCGGCCCCGTCGTCACCCGAGTCCTCGGGATCTTCGGGGTCCTCGGGATCTTCAGGTTCTGGTTCTAGCAGGTCGGGGTGCATGGTTACGCCGTCGGGCACTTCCGCACCTGGGGCGAGCACATGGGCCTGGGTTTCATCGTGCGCAATCACATAGGTTTCAAGGTCACTACGAATGGTTGCCATAGTGGTTCTCCTTACCCCTTAGAGGACGGTCATGGCCGCGGTGTAGTTGGCGTCGCCGACGACGGGCATGCCGATAGCATTGGCCCGCACCCAGGTGGATTTAGGGTCGTCTTCCTGGTAGGCGCCGACCACGATGCCGGGGCGGTCTTCTTCGGCAATGCCGTAGGCTGGGTCGACGGCTTCGAGGGTGGTGCCCCAGAACGTGCGGCCTAGGGGGGATTCCTCACCATCCACGGCGGGGAGCATGATGGCGGTTTTTTCGTCGATTACCCGTTTTAGCACACCACCTTTGCGGATCTTACGGTCGTATCGTAAAAGGGGCGGCAGCTCGAAAGAGGCAAGCACGCTGTGGAGGAAGTCCACGGTCACCATGCTGGGGATGCCGTTCACGCCGCCGGCCATTTTGCGGATTTCTTCGCAACGGATCAGGGTGGTGATGATTTTGGGGGATACCAGCAGGTAACCGGGGGCCTCACCGCTGAGGTTGGCATAAACCTCCGCCTGGGCCTGTAAATCCTCGATCGGGGTTGCAGTAGCATACTGGTCCCACTTTGTGCCCACGGTGGTGGTGAGGCGGGGGTCGCGGCCGAAATCTTGCTCCACGTTGAACTGGTTTTCGCTGATGAGGGCTTTACCGGTGGTGAGGATTTCACCACGCAGCATCTCTACGCGGTCAGCGACAGCCCGGGCTGCGGTGATTGTGGCCCGGCCGATCAGGTCTTTACCGGATGCTGGGGCGTTGATGCCGCGGGCCCGGAGTTGGTCGTATTCGCTGACGGGGATTTTCTGGCCCAGGGGCGGCAGTTCCAGGGAGATTTTCTTACCGCCGGGCGTGGCACCGATGGGGGTTTCAGCGTCGTAGGCGCGGTACTCGGCTACTTCAACCAGGCCGTTGGTGGTTGCGGATAGGCTTACGTTGATGTCGTCAACGACGCGGTTGGGGAGGAATTGGGCGAGAATGTTTTTGGAGCGTTCCCGCTCGTCGAGGGTTTCGCGGGCCACGGTGGTGAGGGACTGCGGCTGTACAACTTCGGTCCATAGCATGATTAGTCACCTTCCTTCGGGGTGAGGATGAAATGGGGGTTAGGGGTGGTGAGAGTGGTGATGTCGAATGCGTCTTCGGGGAGGTATTTCACCCGGATGCGGCCGTGGTCGAGCATGGGGGCCACGATATCCACGTCTTTCTGCTTGGCGGACTGGGAGGTGAGCAGGAACCCGGCTAGGGCGTCACCTGCCGCGGTCACTGGCTCGTATTTACCGCCAGCCCCACGCTTCAGCGGGATACCGGAAGGCAAAACGTTGTCCTTCACAACGGCGGAAATCTTCTTCCCGTCAATGGTGACGGTTTGGGCATTAGCCACACCGTGGCGGCTGCCTAACCACTTGCGGTTATCGACCCCCAGGGGTTCACGGATTGGGTTGAGCTGCATGATAGTTCACATCCTTTATTTTTCGGTTTTGGTTTTGCCCATGAGGCGGCGCGCCCAGCTGCGGTCGTTTTCTTTCGAGGAGCCGGCTTTGCCCTTGCCCTGGAGAGGCGAGGTGGCGGGGCGGCTTTTCGACGCCCCAGCCCCGGCGCGGTCCGCAAGGAGTTGCGCTTGGGTGCGCATGGCTTCGGTATCGCCATGGAGGAAGGTTTCGGCTTCTTTCCGACTGAGGCCGAATTCCAGGGCGAGTTCCAGGCGGGCGGCAGCGGCTTCGGCTGCCTGTTGGCGTTTGGTTGCCTCAGCAAGCGCTTCCTCGGCCTTCTTGGTTTTACCTGTTTCGGCATCAAGCTGGGCCTGCAAGGTGTCGGCGGTTTTCCGGTTTTCCTTAGCCCGGGTTTCCCAAGTACGAGCGTGTTTTTTCCACACGGTCGCATCGTCTGCCGGCCCCGGCTCGGGGTCGGGGTCGCCCTCATCATCATTGCCACTACTGTTGTCGCCGGGGGTTTCACTTTCGCGGTCTGAGGCTTGCGGGGTTGCAGTATCCGTCTGGGCGGTATCAGTCGTGCCGCCACCTGCGGGGATGTCGGGGGTGATGGTTCGCACCCAGGGGGGCATTGATAATGCTCTGGCTGGCATATTTTGTGTCCTTTCGGTTTTGGTTGGGCGTGAGAAAACCCGCGGTCTCGCGGGGAGAACGCGGGTTGCTGGGGATGATAGTTTTAAGCGCCTGCGGTTAGCTGGGCTTCCCTTTCCCAATAAGGGTTGTCCTGTTCCTCATCGGAATACGGGTCGAACACCACAGGATCAGACGACCCTCGGGGGCGGCGCATGTATTCGCTGAATTCGCTACTGAGGTCTTCAGCGCCATCCCAATCGAGTTCCAAGGCCCAATCTGTCTTCTCGCAAAGGAAGAAGAAAATCTCCTTCAGCAAGGATAGCGCAGCTGATTCCCGAGACTGCGTAACATCAATCTCGACGATCCCGAAATCACGCCGCTGCTTTACGGGTGTCACGTTAACCCACACACTTGAGAATTTCTTCGCTGTAGAAAAACGCGATGCGATTAAATT